ATCTTCAATTATTTGGGGTATGTCCCACTCTGAGGCTATTTTACCATCAGGGATGATATCAAATTGCTATAGTTGCAACGGCATCACTGTATGTCATGGAGATATCCCTATGTCTTTCTCAGGTTCCGATATTCTTGCCACTGTCGCATTAGTTGCTTCGGTCACTAACCTAACAGTCGTCCTGTTTATGTGCTGGCGTGCCCGGAATTGGTAGGGCTAGCAGTGGGTTAGACCAGCATCACCGAGTAATGAATGACTCGACCAATGATCTTCACGTCATCCATATCCGCTTCTTCGTCAGGGAACTCTTCTTTGTTGTAGCTGCGAATGCTTAACTTTTTGCCCGGCAACCGGTAAAGCAGCTTAACCCTAAAAAATTCATCCTGGTCTATCGCGTAAATCCCACCGTCAACGATGCGCTTATTGGCGTTATCAACCGTTACAGTTGTTCCATTGGGAAGAACTGGCTCCATGCTATTCCCATGAACTGGGAAGGCCATGACGCTCTTTGGATCTGCTCCAGCCCTGCGTAAGGTGGTCTTCGAAAATCGCAACTTAAAACCATTGTGATCTTCATTGTTTGAGCAGCCATTCCCAGCCGCCAGCTCTATGCTTTTATAGTAAGGAATTTCTACTTCATCCTCTCCAAGAGGGGTATTTCCATCCCATACATCAACGCCAACCCATTCACTTTCAGGCGGGATTGTTGAATCTGGATGGCGTGGTTTTACTCCGGCCTCACGCATTGGCCCAGAGCCACTAGAAAGCCATTCAGGTCTAACCCCGAGCACTCTAGCTAGATCAACAGTTCGCCTAGACCCCTTAGCTCCGCCAGAGGTAAGCTTCCATATGCTGGATTGAGCCATACCTACAGCCTTAGCTAAAGACCCTTGCGTAAATCTACCTTCCGCCATCGCCAAATTAAGGCGCTCAGAAAAATCCATAAAAACCTCATAAAACAGTTCACTTCATCTTATCGCCATAACGATATTTAATCAAAATCGGTAAAGCGATTGCTTTTCACTAAAGCGATAGCTAAAATCATCCGGTAAGCAATAGAAAAGGAGATTTTATGAAGCATGAAGCAGTCGAAAAAGCGATTGCAATTGTTGGCAGTCAGGCTGCATTAGCCAAAGCTGTTGGCAAGGCGCAATCAACGGTATCGGATTGGCTTAACGGCAATAAGCAAATTTCAGTAGAAGGTGCGCTGCTTCTAGTTAGGGCTACTAACGGGAAGATTAAAGCCGCTGAGTTCCGTCCTGATAAAGCAAACCTATTTGAGCAATTCAATAACGCAGCATAAGCACTACCGCTCATTAAATCCTCTGCGCTGAAAAGCGCCCATCAAAACTAAATCCCCAGACCATCGGGGAGGAACAACAACATTCAAATCACAAGGGAAGAGTACGCAATGGAACGTGCAACCACACGCAACAAGGCTCGAATCATTGAGAGCCAACTACTGAACAAGATTGCATTACGAGGCGTCACTGACATTGCTGACGCTGTAGGCGTGGATAAATCACAGATATCACGCTGGAAAGAAAGCTTCATTCCGAAGATATCAATGCTTCTGGCTGTATTGGAATGGGGGGTAGTCGATGACGAGATGGCAAGGCTGGCTAAGTCAGTAGCGTTGTTGCTCGCAAAACAAAAATCCCCACGGCTAGGTGGGGACTCTGAACAACAAATAGCAATGCATTTCTAGAGGTAAGAATAATGCTTAAACCACTTAAATTCAATGACGAGATGTTAAAAGCGGTTCTCGATGGTCGCAAGACACAAACCCGCAGACCAGTGGAAGGATTTTCAGTTTTTGAATTAGTGGAACCGGGGTTCTGGCGCATTCACGGCCCAAATCCTCGATCCATTGACGGACTTGATGATGATGATCAAGTAATCGGAACGACCCATGAAGGCGCGGAAATAAAAGTCATCGTTAAAGAGAAATACTTAGACCTGCACTGCCCTTACACGAAAGGCGAGCATTCAATAAATGCCAGAGATAAGCACGGTGTGCCAATTGTTGGATTGTTTGTCCGAGTTCGTGTGGAGCGTTTGCAGTCCATTACCTTAGGGGATATCTGCAAAGAAATTGGTTGCGGCCTGTATGACTTCCGCCCTGCAACTTATGGCTTCCAGGTGTGGGAAGAATTGTGGAAATCCATCTACGGCGAAGAAAGCTGGCAGGCTAACCCATGGGTATGGGTAATTAATTTTGAGCGCATGGAGGCCAAATGATGCGAAAGAAAACTAACGCAAAGCAGCGAGAAGTTACTCAGCAGCGTTCTGCAAAGCCAGACGAATTAGTCATGGTCTGCGAGAGCAACGAACCTTTTGGACGTCGGTTCGTTGAGACATTCAAGACCGTAAAATCTTTGCAGGGGAAAGCCAATGAGTAACGTCTTAGCGTTTCGTCAACCAGACACAGTAAGGCCGGAGGCAACCGGTAAGGGGTTTGCCTTGATGCATAGAAAAATAATGGAGCTGCCCTTCTACAGGACGGATTCTGAGGCAGTTCACCTGTGGATACATTTCATACTTACCGCCAATCACACGCCCGGAATAGTAAGCACTGAGTTGGGTGATGTCATGGTTCGCCGTGGTGAATTTATGACCGGTCGCAATAAGTTGGAACTGGCAACCGGTATTACCGGTAACCGCATTAAATATCTCATCGGTAAGTTTGAAAAACTTGGGATGATCACTAAGTCAACCACCAAGAAATTCTCACTAATTTACGTCACAAAATACGACGAATATCAGCCAAATATTGTGCCAACAGATTACCAACAAAGTGCCAACGCAAAGCCGCTTGCACCAAGCGCTGGCGGCGAGGTTGTGCCAACAGATTACCAACAAAGTGCCACAAACAATGAATTTAAAGATCTCTTAATATCTAAAGATATTAAGTGTGCAACTGGCGGTGAGAATTTAGAGGCTGAAAAGCCAACTGACGCCAAGCAGAAAATATCTTGTGAAGAAGTCTGGCAATGCCTGAAAGACGAACTTCCAGAAGCCAGAAGCTGGCGAGTGATGGACGATGACCGCCGTAACCTGATTAGACGCTTTTGGGCCAAGGCAAATAAAATTGCCCGTCAGATGGATGGTGGTCAGCCGCTGACGATGCAAGGTTTCAGAGAGTATCTCCAGTACATCAGCGAGAACTGCCGGTGGATGCTGGAAGACCGCCCTGATAACCGCAGTGGCAAGACATGGCGCAGGATGAAGTTTGATAGCTTCCTGTCAGAAAAGCTTTATCGGGATGTACGCGAAGGAGACAAGGATGACCGTTGATTACAAAACACCACCACACAACCTCGACGCAGAACAAAGCGTTCTTGGCGGCCTGATGCTGGATGACGGCAGTGATAACGTCGCTAAAGTCCTGTCCATGCTGAAACCAGAATCGTTTTACACCCGACCGCACCAAGTTATTTTCGCAGAAATTAAAGACTTGGTTAGCAGGCAGATCCCTATTGACCTTCTGACGCTGTTCAACCAGATGGAGAACAAGGGGATCAGCAGCACTGTAGGCGGTTTTGCTTACATGGCTGAGCTATCGAAGAACACCCCCAGCGCCGCGAATATCGTGCATTACGCAATGGAAGTCCGCGACAAAGCGATCACCCGTTACAGCATTGCCAAAACCAATGCGATGACCGAGTTGCTTTATGCCAACAATGGCATGACGGCGACCCAAAAGCTTGAGGCGATACAGGCGCTATCTACCGAGATCACAGATCACGCAAAGACAGGCAACCGTAGAGGACTGCGAACATTCGAAAGTGTGTTCTCAGATTGGGTTGATGTTGTTGAGCAGCGGCTTTCCGGTGACCCGCGAGCTGTTGGGTTAACCAGCGGGATAGCATCACTGGACGCCATGCTCGAACCTAAACGGATTGTGAAAGGTTCACTGTTCGTTGTTGGTGCCCGCCCTAAAATGGGTAAGACAACGCTCTATTCAAAAATGGCAATCAACTGTGCGCTGAATGAGAACCTCCCGGCACTGGCCTTTAGTCTTGAAATGCCTGATGTACAGCTTGGCGAAGGTATGATTTCTCAAGCTTCTGGCGTATCCAACAGCAATTTTTACCTTGATGGGTACGACGATAACCGTTTTGCGTTGGCATCTGCGAAGGGGTTAGAACTGGCGAGAAGTGGCAATTTGTACATCGATGATACGCCGGGCCTTTCACTGTCCCACATCGTTTCTGAGTGCCGCCGTATCAAGCGCGAACGTGGCGTTGTTGGCATGGTTCTGGTCGATTACCTCACACTAATGACCGCCGAAAAAGCAGACCGTAATGATCTGGCTTACGGGATGATCACTAAGGGGCTAAAGAACCTCGCCAAAGAGCTGGATTGCGTTGTCGTTCTGCTGACTCAGCTAAACCGTGATTTAGAAAAGCGAGTCAATAAGCGGCCTCAACCAAGCGACTCCCGCGATACAGGACAGATTGAGCAAGACTGTGATTACTGGCTGGGGATATACCGCGAAGGCGCTTATGACGAGAATGCCAATCAGCAGGACACCGAGTTACTACTCCGGCTTAACCGGCACGGCAGCGGCGGCGTGGTATTCGTTGAGCAGCGACACGGAGCAATCTATGACTGTAACCAAGAGCAGGCTAAAGCCAAGGCGGCTGAATCTGAGCGGCGGTCAACTAAAAAGCAAGGTGGTTTCTGATGGACATAACTAAATCGCGGGAAGAGTCACGAAAACAATTTGAATACGAAGCCGGGAAAGCTCTATGCCTTCCAACCTCAATTATTGAGTTAGCTCGAAAAGGCGATGGCTACGACCATGCATTCGACAGCATGAACATCATGCACCCGTTAAATGGTTGGTGGCATTGGTGGAAAGCCAGCCGTGAAAGCATCGAGGTGGAGTTGCCAGCAAAAGTAACTGCCAAAGATACAAATTGGACTACGCCAATTAAGATGCGCGAGGCATTAGCTTTATCCCTCCGCACTGCCGGTATTCGAATCAAGGGAGAGAGTGATGGAACTAAATGACCGAA